AACTTCTGTGTATGTGCTGACAGATAACAAAGGCAACGCATTATGGAAATCGGCAGGCGGCGGACAGCTGTATTCACATCAGCTTTCTTTGAATGAGTATGCTGTATGGGCAAATGTTTCTCCGATGTCGGGACGTGAGTATGAGGAGTCACAAAAACTGCGTGCAGAAACCACATACAAAATTACAACAAGGTATTTTCCGAATATAACCGAGGATATGAAAATTATGTTCGGACTAAAGGTTCTTGATATTGTTTCTGTTCTTAACATAGGCGAAAACAATACGGAATTGCAGATTGTTGTAAAGGAGAAAGACCGAAATGGCAAGGAATATTGATGTATTCGGATTTGACGAACTTGAAAAAGCTATGAAGCAATGCGAGAAGAATTATCCGAGTCAGGCAGACGCATTCCTTATGGCAGAAGGACGTGCTGTAAATAAGAGAACAAAATCACTTACACCGGTAAGGACAAAGAAGCTCCGAAACTCATGGAGAACGAAAAAAGTAAAACTGTATAAGGGCGGTAAAGTAAGAGTAGTGAGAGTTCAGTCAACAGCACCTCATGCACATCTTGTTGAACTCGGTCACAAGATTGTAAGCGGCGGCAGAACTCGGGAAAGAGGCAGAAAACTTAATCGTGTACAGCGTTCTGCAATAGGCATTAAATCCGGCGGATATGTACAAGGTGATTTTATGCTTGAAAAATCAATGTCGGAGGCACAGGCAAAATTCAACTCGGGTGCAGAAAAACTGCTTGATAAAATAACAAAAGATATACAAATGTAGGAGCTAACTATATAAAAATCAAGTATTTTTTGAAAAAAATAAAATTTAGTTAGCTGAGAATGAACATTGAAAACATATAAATAATTGTGAATTTTGTGGCACGCTAAATAAACCCTCTGTGGAAGGTAATTCGCAAAAGGTAATTTATGTTAGGTTATACCAAAAGTTCTGGATTAAATGGTTGTCCTGTGCTTAAGATATGATAGATAACTCTTAAGAGTTTTCTGATACAGTGACCTTGAGCACATCTGTGACCTTTGCCTTCATTTAACTTTTTGGTGTAATAGGCATGGAAAACTTCGTTGTTACTGATAACAGGTAAAATAATCTGATACAAAGTTTTTCTAAGATATTTAGAGCCTTTCTTTGTAATGGCTGTATGCTGTGCCGTAAATTGACTGGATTCGTAGTGATATGGAGCAACACCTGCAAATTTGATGATTTGAGATGCCTTTGTATAATTGCAAATCTCTCCTAATTCTGATATAATAGAAGTACCGGAAAAATGTGATATTCCCGGTATGGTGAGGATAGGAGAGTTGTTTTTGAGGGAAAACTCTTCTATCCTTTTGTCTATCTCAGAAATTTGTTTTTTCAATAATTCAATTTGGCTTACAAGATGTCTGATTTGAATTTCTTCAGCGACAGAAGGTATGCCAATAGAAGACTTGGCAGTAAGTTTTAGTTGCTCAGCTGATAGGGAAATTCGTTTTCCTTTTCCTTTGAATTCAAAACATTTACGGATACTTCGTATATCAGCATTTGCAATTGCTTTGGCAGAAGAGAATATTTTTAAAATATTCATATATACAATCCCATATTTAGAATGAAACAGAGAGTTGAATTCGGGAAATACAATATCAATGCATTTTTGAAGACGATTTTTGTATGTGTTTAACTCTTCTTTCAGATTATGATGATGGCGGGTTAATTGTTTCTGCTCGTAGAGGTCAAAACGATTTAACTTTGTAACACGATAAGGTTTATTGCGGTGATTAGAGGAAATCACATCGCAGATGGTGAGAGAATCAAGAGGGTCGTTTTTAGTAATACCGCCTTGTAATTTTCTTGTAAGATCAGTGGTTGTAGGATTAATCAGGGCAACGGTATATCGTCTGTCAAGAAGATACTTAAGTAAGGCAAAGTGATAATGACCTGTATCTTCCATGCCGATAAGAAGTTCTGATTTAGTATAGTTGTTTAATTTTTGGATGAGAAACAAGAAACCTTCCAGATTATTAGAAAAATCAGAAGGAGATAAAAGTATTTCACCTGAGCTTTTATTAATTATGGAAAAAGTGTGTTTGTTTTTACCAATGTCAATTCCGACTAAAATCATGATAATACATTCCTTTCAAAAAAATATGTAATGTGTTTATCCACAACACTTGTTCCGTAAAACCTGGTACAAGATACGAATTCAAAGACTCATCTAACTAATCATTACTAAGAAACAAGGCGTGGTAAGAACCTCCTTCAAGTAGTCAAAGCCACAGACAGAAATACAAATCCACATCACATGTTTATATAATACCAATGTATCAAACCGTAATCAACCACGGATTAAAAGGTTGATAGAAAGGAGAAAGGTATAATGTAAATGACCGTTAGATGAGTCTTTTTTACATTATACCAGGACAGATGATTACAGAAAAAGATATACAGACACGAACTGCGGAAATCCTTGCGGATGCCGGATTTAACGTAGTTGCATCAGAAGTAGATGAGGGATTTTTAAAACCGGCAGTGTTTGTTTCTGCGTATCCTTCAGATGTACAGCCTCTGTGCTGTGGCGGTGCACTTGAGGAACTTACTGTTTCGGTAGAATTAAAATATATATCGGCTCTTGAAACTGTGGAGGACTGTATAGGTGCTTACAGCAGGATAAAAGAGCTTTTTTTGTACCCGACTTTCGATATTATGGACAGACATCTGACTATTCATGAAATGAATTTTGAAATTGAAAAGGGTGCAATGTATGTGTATTTTGATATAAATTTCATTCAGGCTGTGGATAAAACAGAAAAGTATGATGAAATGAGCGAACTTGTGATACGGGGGGATAAAAATGGGGTTACCTGAAATTTTAATTGAATTTAAGACGAAGGCACAGACTGCGGTAACACGAAGTCAGAATGGAATTGTAGCGGTTATTCTTGAAGATTCAACCAAAGTCGGAGATGAAAATTTAAGTTATACATATAACTATGAAGCCGATATTGTCAAATCCGACTGGACAACGACAAATCTTGACTACTTGAATAAAATATTTCTCGGCAAACCGAAACGAGTGCTTGTGGAAAGAGTTGAAACAGGCGAGAACTTCAAAAAGTCATATAACGCCGCCTTGGCACGCATTAGAAATAAGTCGTGGAACTGGCTGACGTTTCCGGGGTTGGAACCGCATAAAGATTTGACGGAAGAACTGCAGAATTGGATTATTGCACAGAGAGCGGCAAAAAAGACATTCAAAGCGGTTTTGCCTTGTTCTGCGGCAAATAATGAGGGCATTGTTAACTTTTCCTCGAGCGGTATCAAAGTAGGAGCAAAGACATATTCGGCATATGAATATTGTGCAAGAATTGCAGGCTTGCTTGCCGGACTGTCAATGACAGAGAGTGCGACATATCAAGTTCTTTCGGAAATTGACTCTATAACGGAGAGCCTTACTCCCGATGAAGATATAGACGAAGGTAAGTTTATACTTATCAATGACGGCGAAAAAGTAAAAGTCGCACGAGGTGTAAATTCGCTACACATCTTAAGCGGTGACAAGACCGAAGATATGAAGAAAATCAAAATTATTGAGGGTATGGACTTAATGCGTGACGATATTCGTTCTGCATTTGAGAATAACTATATCGGAATTAATAACAGCTATGACAATAAGGTTATGTTTGTAGCTGCTATTAATCAGTATTTTGACGGACTTGTAAGAGAAGGCGTACTGTACGGTGATGCGGAAAATACAGCGGATATAGATGTTAATGCACAGCGTGACTGGCTTGCACAAAAATATGATATATCCGAGTACAGTGATGAACAGATTCGTAAAGCAAAGACGGGGAGCTATGTTTTTGTAACGGCGGATATAACATTCTGTGATGCAATAGAGGATTTGAAATTTTCTATAAATATGGAGTAAGGGAGGCAGTAAACAATGGCAGGAGAAAGAAAGCTTCCCGCTGTCGGAAAAGTAATCAGCGGTACGCACGGCTATTTTTGGTGGAACAACAGTATTTGTTATGAAATAACTTCATTTGAAGCAAAAATCAAAACAAACCGTGAAACAATAAACTTTTCGGGGCAAATGTGGGATGACAGTAAATTGATGGGTGTGTCCGGTACTTGGACAGCGAAAATAAAAAAGATTTATTCAAGAGGCAAAACGTATGCGGAGAAACTTTCGGTGGGTATTGATGAGCGATTGTCGCTTATATCAAAATTGGAGGACCCCGATAACGGCGGTACAGAAAGAGTACAGCTTATGTCATGCTGGCTTGATGAACTTACACTTCAGGCATTTGAAAACGGAAAAATTACCGAAGATGAATTTTCGGGCGGATTTGTCGGATTTAAGTATCTTGATACAATCGCTGACCCGTGTGTATAAAAAGATTGTATTTTTAATGGTGGGGACACTAAAAAAATGACGGCTATACAGCTGTTTTTTATTAAGGAAAAAGGAAGGGACACTAAAATGAATAAAGCTACAAAATTAACATTAGCAGAACTTTTACGACGTAAGGAGCAGATGATTGCGTCAAAGAAAATTAAAAAGACAATGGATTTATATATCAAGTCCATTGATTCGGTTATAACGATTGAAGAACCGGACGGAGCACTTTGCCGTGACGCAAATGATATGGAGGCAGGCGAGGGTGATAAATATATGTGCTATGAATGTATCAAAGAACCTGACATTAAGTCGAAGGAAGTACAGGACGTATTCGGCTGTGCAGTACCTATGGATATTGTCGAAATTATATTTGCACCGGGCGAAATACCGCAGATTGCGATTGAGTGTATGAAGCTTGCCGGATATATGGGCGGTGTTGAAGCCGTAAAAAACTAATACAGACGGACGGTGACCTGCAGCTTATTCATTTCTATCTTCAAAAGGGATTTGATTGGGACAGGCTTGCAAGGCTATCACTGTCTGAAAAAATATTTTTAAAGGCGAGTATGGAGCTTGCTGTGGAAGAGGAGACGGAGAAGTATAAGGCGTTATTGGGGAGTGGGTGACGTAAAAATTGGCTCGTAATATAGGTGCAACTTTAAGCCTTAATAACGGTAATTTTTTCGTCAATATGAAGTCCGCTGTCAATGCGAGCAATAACCTTAGAAACAGTTTAAACGGTACAACGTCTGGAATGAAAAAATTCGGAAATCAGTCTTCCGGAGTAGGCGGGGTTATAACCTCGTTGGCATCTAAGGCGGCAGTAGTCGTAGGAGCGTTTGTCGGTGTACGTCAAGCGATTGACTTCGGCAAAGATGTAGTGAATACCGGCAGAGAGTTTGAACAGGGAATGGCAAACGTATCCGCAATCTCGGGGGCAACAGGTGCAGAACTGACCGCACTTTCCGAGAAAGCAAAGGAAATGGGTGCTAAAACCAAATTTTCTGCAATAGAAGCGTCAGAGGCTATGTCATATATGGGTATGGCAGGCTGGAATTCATCGCAGATGATTGACGGTATTGCGGGAATAATGAACCTTGCCGCTGCGAGCGGTGAGGAATTAGCCGGTGTATCTGATATTGTAACCGATGC